ATATAGTCTAAACTATATAGTAATATATAGAAGTTCATAAGAGAACTGCATAGAATTAACGACTCTATGTGAATATAATGCTAGGAATTGCAGGAACAGCTTTAGGTCTTTTAGCTTTAGGTAATAGAAGTAATGGCTGGGGTTTATTTGGAGGTAGTTCTTCTATGCCAGAAAATATTAATATTATGGCTAGTGGATTAGGTACTGCTAATGGTACTAATGCTCCTACTGCTTTTCAAGCTTGGGAACAAGGATGTGATAACTATTTAAAAGCTACTACTAATTTCTATGAGGGACAGCTTGCAGAACAGGAGCAAAGATTTAGTGATAGACAGACTATTGATAGCCAAATGTTTAGTATTTGGAAGTCTCAAGTAGATGGTGATTTTGGTTTATATCAGAGTCAAAGAAATGGTTTTGATGGACTAAATAAGAAGTTCAATGAAAGTACATTTGCTCTTTATAAGAATCAAAGAGATAATTTTGATGCACTCTCAGGTAGAATTTCTGCTCTTGAAACTAAACAAGCTGTAGCTGATGCAGTAGAACCTTGGAGAGCTAAAGTTCTTGATATGCAGATTAACTGTGTTAATAATGCTGCTCAGAATGGTATAGCTCTTGAAGCAGAGAGAAGATGCTGCAATGATGGTAAGATAGTTAATTATGCTAATAGTACTTTCTATCCTATTGCTGTAGCTAATGTAACTACTGGTACTACTACTACTTTGAGAAACTTATTTAATCCTCTTCAAAGTGGATGTTCTTGTAGTTGTGGATCTACTGTACAACCTAATATCTAATATAATAGGAGGGAGTAAAATCTCTCCTATTTAAAATAAATGCTAAGTCTTATGTATCCAGTCAATCAAGTTATATTAGGTGGAGGAGATCCAATGATGAGTTCTATTGATAATCTTGATGCTCAAATACAGCTAATGGAGAATTATAGAAATAAGCTGAATCAAATACAAGCTCAAAAACAACAGTTTCAACAAACTAAATTAATTTGGGATGATATTAATGCTGAAATCTCTCCTTTAAGTGATGAGCAAAAGAATAAATTATTAATGGATAGTGAGTATGCTGAAACTTATAAAGAGCTTCAAGCAATGGTACAATCTGAAATTCTTAATCTTGTTAAAGCTAGAATTGAAAATACCGATAAAGGAAAAGAGCTGTTAGATAAACAATTAAAGATAATAAAAAGACTCAAGACTAAGATAATTAATGATACCAATATTGAAATGGAGATGTTTAAAAAGTTCAAGGAGTATAGTAAAGATAATCCTGGAGCTACTTATGAAGAATTTATAAAGAATGGAATATGATACCTGTAAATTTACTTAGTTCAAAAATTAAAGAATTTCTTATAAATCAACTTGATGGTATAGCTAAAACTAATCCTATGATAGGATTTATAAAACCTATTATAGTTAAGATAATTGATAATAACTTTAATAAAACTAAGAAATTTTTTAATTTGATTGCTGACTCTGAAGGTAATATAGACATAGAATCAATACTTCCAGAAATGATAGAATCTGTAATGAAAACAGAACCTTTTGTATTTAAAACAGATTTTATAGGAGATATTGAAATAGGAGGAGGACTTATAAAATTAAATGTACCTATAGTAAATAAGACTTTAGCATTTAATAATGAAGATTTAGAAGTTCTCAAAGAATTATTAATAACTAAAGAATAGTATTATGAGTGATATTTTGCTTTTAAAAATACTAAAACAGAAAGGATTATTATCAGAAGATGAGGTGCATTCTTTAAAGAAAGAAAATGTAATTTCTGAAGTTTATCCAGCTGTAATAGACCATGAAGATACTCACACTATATCAGAGACAAAAGCTAGAAATATAGTATCTGATATGTATCATATTGAAAGTGGCAAAAAATATGTAGGAGAAAGATTTACTTTATGTAAAGCTAAAGAAGTTGCTGAAAGATATAGAGACGCAATTCCTTTAGGGACTTCTATATATGATGTTTATATAGCTATAAATTCTCAATATCATAATTGTATAAATCTTTATAAACACTGGTTTGATGAAGATATAGAACAAAAGATAATTGAATCTGCTATGAATTATTGGTTTATGGATGATGATTGTAAACATGAAAATAAGATAATTCATGTTTTTATGTAATTATTTAGGGTAAGGTGAATAACTTTACCCTAATTTTTTGCCTAAATACTAAATACTTTATTACATATAGTATAAGTAAATTATTTAGTTTATTGTTTATATTTAAAATATTTTATATCTTTGCAGTAATTTTAAAAAGAAGTAAAATTATGGAAGATGAATTGAGTTTAGAAAACATTTTAAATCAGACTGATATTGACAATTTATTTGTTGATGATGATACTCCTCTTGAGGATAATGATTCTCAAGAAGAAGATACAACACAAAACGATAATAAAAACAAACAAAAACAAAACATTACTGAGGTCAATCCAGATGAGTTATTTGGAGGATCGGAGAGCGTAGGTGATGAGAAAGATAATGAGGAACAGGAAGAACCTACTCCTAAAGGACAAGGTACTTCTCCAAAAAACTTCTACTCTTCCATTGCCAAAGCCTTGAAGGAGGAAGGTATCTTCCCAGACCTTGATGATGAAAATGTTAATAAGATTAAAGCTCCTGAAGATTTTAGAGATGTTATTGAACAGCAAATCAAAGCATCACTTGATGAAAGACAGAAGAGAATAGATGAAGCTTTAAATGCAGGAATAGAAACTTCAGACATCAAGAAATTTGAAGATGCTATTTCTTATTTGGATTCTATTGGAGAAGAATCACTTTCAGATGAAAGTGATAAAGGAGAAAATCTTAGAAAACAATTAATTTATCAAGACTTTATCAATAGAGGTTATTCAAAAGAGAGAGCTACTAGAGAAGTACAAAAATCTCTTAATGCTGGAACCGATATTGAAGATGCTAGAGAGGCTTTAAAAGGCAATAAAGACTACTTTAATGAGCAATATAATAATCTTATTGCTGATGCTAAGAAAGAAGAAGAAGTAGTTATTCAGAAGAGAAAAGAACAAGGAGAAGCTCTAAAAAAGTCTATTCTTGAAGATAAGAAAGTATTTGGTGAAATTGAATTAGATAAGGCTACTAGACAAAAAATCTATGAAAATATTGCCAGTGCTTCTTATAAAGATCCTGATACGGGAAGATTACTTACTCCCATTCAGAAATATGAAAAAGAGAATAGTACAGAGTTCCTAAAGAAGCTAGGACTTGTGTTTACTCTTACTAATGGTTTTAAAGACTTTAATGGCTTATTAAAAGGAAAAATAAGAAAAGAAGTAAATAAAGGTCTTAGAGAACTGGAGAACACTCTTAATAACACTTCACGTGACTCAGATGGGAATCTCAGATTTATGTCAGGTGTTAGTGAAGATAGTGAATCTTCAATACATAAAGGGTGGAATCTAGATATTTAAGATTAATCGTGATGATTAATTTTAATTTATATAGATTATGTCTGGAAAATTAGGTAAATTTCAAACTATTGGATTTCAACATTGGAAAGGTTTAACCAAAGAGAATCACATGGGTGCTGTCTTTCAGTCAGCACCACAGAAAGCATCAAATTTGATGGTACAATTGCTTGCTTTCTATAAAGGTAAAACACTTGATTCTTTATTGGATAAGTTTCCTACTAAAGAATTTGAAGATGACAGCGAATACACCTGGGACGTGATCGGTTCGTCCAGAAGAAACATTCCATTATTGGAAGCTAGAGATGAGAATGGTACTGTAGTTACTGCTGATAGTGGTAATGTAGGTGCTAATACAGCTCCTTTCTATTTAGTATTTGGTGAAGATTGGTTTGCTAAAGGTGAGTATATCGTTGGTAATTTAAATGAGCTTTATCAATTTAGAATTCTTGATGAGCCTACTATTGAAGGTAGTAACGCAGTCTATAGAGTAGAATTAGGTGGTAATAATACTGCTGGTGTTCCCGCTGAGAGATTGCTTGAAGGAGAGAGATTTTCTGTAGAATCTGCTTTTGTAGAGAGCACATTATCAAGAAGAGTTGGTGATAGTCTAAAATATGTCACCTTGCAGTTAATAGCTGCATAATAAATTGGGCAAAAACGGTAATGGGATAACTAATACCGTGCTAACTTATTCCTAACTAGAATAAGTAGTGTAGAGAGTAGAACATGAGGATAAAATAATTAGCATAAAAAGTATTAATTATTTGACAGTATAATTGTTCCAAGAGTGTCCACTTCCTTAATGCTTTAAGCAAGGAAGAAGATGTACTCCAAGGTGCTTTAATAATATTAAAGTTTATAGGATAAAGAGCCTATAATGCAAAATCTAGATAAGATACTCAGCTCCTGTGTCTATGAGAAATGAGTGGTCTACTATTAGAATTGGACACAAAGTTGATGGTAAAGCTCTTAATAGAAAATTAGCTATTGGTATTCCATTGGTTAAAGAGACAGAGGGTAGATATACTCATACTGTTGAAAATATGTGGATGCACGTAGTTGATTTTGAAGTAGAGAAACAATTCTCCGAGTACAAGAACAATGCAATGGTATTTGGTAGAAGCAACAGAAATGCAAATGGTGAGTATAAAAACATTGGTGTATCTGGTGGTGTAATTAAGACAGGTGCTGGCTTAGCTTATATAGGTCAGCTAGTTGCTTAAAAAGCAATCAAAAAATTAAAATTAACAAGGCTAAATCGGTGAAAGTCCTACTAGGATAACACCGAGCTAACTTATAAACTAAAGATTTATAAGCAGTGTAGAGACTAGAGATTGAAACTCTTTGAACTTTTAAAGAGACTAAAAATTTGGGAAGAAAACTCCCAACATTACAATAGTAATGCTCCACGAGAGTCTTGCGTTTAAGTATTACTTAAATGAAAATATAGTCCGAACTTCATAGTAATATGAAGAAATAGTAGATAAAGAGCTACTATGATAACATAAAGTATATGAGCAAATGGAGGTATCTAATACCATGTATTATAATACCTTTAGTCTTAAATTAATCGAAGATGCACTCTACCAATTAAGTGCTTCAAAACTTGATTGGGGTCAGAGAACCTTTGTTTTAAGAACTGGTGAAAGAGGAGCAGCTTTATTCCATAAGGCTGTATTGCAAACTGTATCAGGTTGGACTCAGTTTGTATTAGATAATAATTCTACCAAAGTAGTAGAAAAAACTCAATCTAACTTGCATTCAAATGCACTTAGTGCTGGATTCCAATTTGTTGAATTTAAAGCTCCTAATGGAGTTGTTTTAAAAGTAGAGGTTGATCCTTATTACGATGATCCCGTAAAATTACTTGCGGCTTGATGAAGTAATTCATCTTGAAAAATTGCTCAAAAACGGTGAAATCTTTTTAAAAATAAAATGTAATAGAAAAAAGAGAAATGCACCTCTGATAGTGCAAAGATAATACCGTGCTAAACTATAGAACTAAAAAACTATAGTCAGTGTAACGCATAGAGATTGAAACTTAGAAATAAGAATAAAATATCTCCACGAGTGAGCAATATCCTTTAGAGGATAAAAATATATGCTGAACTTACATGATAATAAAATGTAAGAATATAAAGATAAAAAGCTTTATAGATAACAAATTTGAAGAAATAAGATTATGCACCCACTTGGTGGAGTAGCAATGTCTTATAGATTTGATATATTTGATATTGGTTCTATGGACCAACCAAATATTTTCAAATGTCGTATTAAGGGTAATCCTGAGTATAGAGGCTATCAGTATGAACTTGCTGCCTAATATAGTGATATATTAGTGAAAATCGGGTAAAATCGGTGAACTCTATTAGTTAATTTTATAAACCATATATTATGGAAATATTTAAAGTAATACAAGAATTTCCTGAATATAGTATTTCAAATAAAGGAAATATTAAAAACAAAAAAGGTAATTTAATGGTAGTAGGTAGAAGAAAATCAAATAGTGGTTATTTCCAAGTAAGACTTTATAATAATGGGAAATATTATTATAGATATATACATAGGTTAATAGCTATTGCTTTTCTTCCTAATCCTAATCATTATAGGACTATTAATCATATTAATGGTGATAAAGAAGATAATAGAATAGAAAATTTAGAATGGGCATCAGATGAAATGCAACAAAGACATGCTTTTTTAGTAGGGTTAAAAAAGCACGGTGTCACATTAACTAAAAAAGAGCTTTTTACTATTTATGACATGTTCTTTATTTATAATATGAAACCTAAAAAAATATCACAATTATTAAATAAACCATTTGGTACTATTAGAAAATTGTGTTATGGGGAACGATGTAAGGAAGTCTTTAGAGAATACCGAGATAAAGTAAAACTTTAAAAGGTTTTACCATTGTAACGCATAGATATTGAACCTGCTTGCAGAATATAATATATCCAAGAGTATCCGACATCTTATTAAGATGAAAATATATGCTGGACTATAACAATAAGAAAGTTATAGAAACTAAGATAAAAAGCTTAGTGGTAACATAACGGGGGCCTTAGAAATCCTTTCACAGGAGCAATGAACAACCCATATATGAGCTTTGATGAAGACTCAGCAGTAATACACAAGATGACTCAACTTGGTATTTGTGTATTAGATCCAACCAGAACAATGTCTATTATCCCCAATATTTTACAGGGTTAATAGATTTAAGGATACTTATAAAGGAGAGAAAATCTCTCTCCTTTATAATCCTTAATATATAAATTAAAATATTAATATATAAAATTTAAAAGGAGATTATTTTTATGGCTAGAACAAAAATGGAAGAGAAATTAAATGATTCAAACTTTGATATTGATTTATCAGAAGACTTACCTATGAAGGAGGTAAAGGCTCCTGTAGAGGAAAATAAAAGAGAAGAAACTATTAAATCTTCAAAGAAAATTATCAGTATTAATGATGATTCTTTAGTAAGTCCTCTTAGAAATGAAAGAGTTACTGTAAGATATATTCCTAAAATTGATGGTATTTGGGGTAATAATCCCAAGCATGTATTAGCTGGGGGAATGGCAGAAACTGCTACTAGAACCTTTGTAGTACCCAGACTTCAATCAGGAGCTTTTGTTAATGTGCTTACAGATAAAGAAAAAGCATTTCTTGAGAATTTTATGGGACTCGAATATAATGCTTTGAGTATTTATAAAAAGATTGATAATTTCTGGGATGATGGTAATGATATTGGTATTAGCAGGGTTAGACTTACTAAACAAGATAACTACTTTAATTTAAGTAATCCCGAAGATTATATTAAATATAAGATTCTATTAGCTAATAAAGATGTCATAGCTCCTTCACTAAAGGTATTAAGAGATAGCCCTAAAGCATCTTATCAATTTGTAATTATTGAGGAAGGAGAAGAGAACAAAGCAGCTAGAAGTAATATGACTACTACAATGGCTTGTTATAAAGAATTTGGAAAAGTTGAAGATGATAAAGATATTCTTAAAACAATTATTGAAACAATTGATGCTAGACCCTTATCAGCAAAAACTAATATTGAATTCTTACAAACAAAAGCTAATGAACTCATTCAAAGAGATAGTAGACTATTCTTATCTGTAATTACGGATCCTTTGTTAAAAACTAAAGTTTTAATCAATAAGAGTATTGAAGCAGGTTTAATTTCTAAAAGAGGAAACCATTTGTATCTAAGAGAAAGTAATCAACCTTTATGTGAAGATGGTGAAGACCCAACATTAAACATAGCTGCAAGATACTTGAATTCTCCTAAAAGACAAGAAATCAAGTTTATGCTTGAAGCAAAACTTAAACAATAATAAATATGACAACTCAAGAATTTTCTAATGAATTTGATGTATTATATAATAATGTTGCTTCAAATCAAGCTCCTGGATTAGATGAGTATGAGAAATCAGTATTCTTAACTAAAGCTCAAGATGAAGTATTAAAAGCATATTTTAATCCTAGATTAAATAAAACAGTAGAAGGATTTGACGGTAATCAGAAAAGACAATATGATTTTTCTACTTTAGTTAGAGTTTCTAATTTATATAATGTTAATAAAGTAGCTACCAGAATAGAAGATACTGCAAAAATTGATAGAAGAAGTCAAGTATTTGTATTTCCTAAAGATTATTTCTTGAGTGTAAATGAGATAATATTTGATGGTAAAAATCAATTTGCTGTTACTCCTTTGATATATTCAGAGTATCAAAGATTAATGCTAAAACCTTATGCTTATCCTGTTAAAAAGGAAGTATGGAGAATGTTTACTGATAAGAAAAATTGTAATTATTTTCAAGAATATGTAGATAATACAAGCTGTGATTACAATTTTATAACTACCTGGGCAGACCAGAAAAGAAATGTATCTCTTACTATTAAGTGTGGACAATGGGATGAATCTTATGCTACAGAAGAAACAGTAGTAACTGCAAGCAGTATTAGCTTTAAATCAGATAATAATGACTATGGGTATGTTAAAATAGAAGTAGGTGCAGGATGGAATGCTACTAATACAACTTATAATATATCTATTACTGTTTATAATAGTCAAGATGATGATGATGAAAGTATATTTGAAATAATTAAAGAAGGCTTTAAAAAAGCTAGTGAAATAATAGATATAAAAAAACACACTTCTAAGGTAGCAAAAGTAGCCAGACATCTTGATTTATTTGAAAATGCTGAAGCTCCTTCTAAATTTACATATATTTTAGATTCTGGTAATGATGGTAAAACATTTACCACTACTATAGTAGAGTTGCCCATAGCAGAAATAATAGGTAAATTTAGTGGTGAAGTAACTTATCAATTAAGATATGTTAAAAAACCTAAACCTATTATATTAGCTGATTTAGGGGATGTTTCCATAGCAGGAATAAATACTATAACAGAGTGTGAATTACCTTCAGAATTACATGAAGAAATACTGCAAAGAGCCGTTGAATTAGCTAAAGCTAGTTATGCTGCTGATTTAAATAGTCAAATAGCATTAGGTGTTAATAGCCAAACTAATTTAGGTATGGTATCTAGTGGCGGTAATAATAGAAATAGTTAATTATGACTACTGAAGAATTTAGCAATGAATTTGATGTATTATTAAATAGTTATAATCAAAGTTTACCTTTTGGAGCATCTAATGATTTAACAATAGCTTTAGACGAGTATGAAAAATCAGTATTCTTAACTAAGGCACAAAGAGAATTAGTTATAAGTTTATATAATGGTAATAATCAAGAAAATAACTCTTTTGAGAAAACAGAAGAAATAAGAAGATATTTGGAACCTTTAGTTAAAACAACTATTTTAAATGAGGATCCTAATCATTTAGGGGTATCCGATAATTCTACTTTTTTTAAATTACCCAATGATTTATTATTTATAACTTACGAATCTGCTTATTTTGATTACTCTGATTGTAATACTTCTACTGGAGTAGATGTAGTAGCAACAACTCAAAATGATTTTCAAAAGACTAATAGAAACCCATTTAGAGGCCCAAGTAAAAGAAGGGTAATTAGATTAGATGCTGGAGGAGGTTTAATTGAATTAGTATCTACTAAGAGTATCCAAAGATACTTAGTAAGATATTTAAGCAATCCTACCCCAATAATACTTAATGATTTTCCTGATAATATATCAATAGAAGGAGAAAATATAAAAACAGAGTGTAAATTAAATCCTGTATTACATAAAAAGATATTAGAAAATGCAGTAGCTTTAGCTATAGCTTCTAAGACTTATAAGAATTCAAATACAGGAAACAAAAATGTTTAATTAAATATTTGATTAAAAATGGTGTACAGTGTAAACCAGGCAAGACAGTTTTATGTAGCAAATGCTTTAAAGTCAGAACATGTATTAGCTACAGATGATGCAGGATCTATTGCAGTTAGAAGTGATAAAGATAAAAAATACTTCTATTTTGAGTATAGAGGAGCAGTAGATTCTATGAGAAGTGACCTTGTAGGTACTGATAAGGTTCTTTCAGTTTCAGTCACTAAAGCAGCTTCTATGGCACATGCTTTAAAATCTGTTAAAGTAACTCTTGATTCAGAAGTTAATGGAGGTGTTCCTGTTTCTGGTCAGGATTATATTTTAAGAATTTCTTTTAGACAATTCTTGGGAATGTCTGATGAAGATTACTATTTTAAACATGGTGCTGTTCATGCTTATGCTGGAATGAGTGCTTCAGATTTTTATAAGAAATTAGCTATTTCTCTTGTAAAAAACTTTAGTAGAGAATTAGTTCCTTTAGT